GGCGAGATCGGCGAGCTGCACGGCGTGCGCTTCATCGAGACGACCGAGGCCAAAATCTTCAACGGCGAGGGCTGCCCGGTCAAGACGGCAGCGGATACGTCCAAGGGCACGCCTGCGGAGTATTACAGCGTCTATGCAACGCTGTTTCTCGGCAAGGATGCCTATGGCATGATCGATCCCGAGGGCGGCAATCTGGAGATGATCATCAAGGACAAGGGGCAGGTCGGCGGACCGCTCAACCAGTTCTCGACGCTGGGCTATAAGTTCTCCAGTGCGGCGAAGATCCTGTATGAGGACCGTATGGTGCGCGTGGAAAGCTGCGGCGCGTATTCTGCCGAGGACGAAGCAAACTGAGGAAGCAAGATGGAGACCGGCGCAAGCCGGTCTCCGGAGAAGACAGGACAGGAAGGGAGAATTGTCATGGAAAACGCATTTGCAGGTATGAAGACCATCACACTGCCGCGCGCGGGCGGCACGGAGCAGCAGTCGGTGTTTGTCTGCGTCAACGGACGCACGTTTCAGGTGCCGCGCGGCAAGGCCGTCGAGGTACCGGAGCCGGTGTATGAGGTGCTGGAGAATGCCAGGCGGCAGCTGGAGGCGGCACGGAAGATCGAAGATGAACTGGCCGCAGGCTAAAGGCGGCAGGACGAAAGGAGGCGGGGCACATGACCATCCGCGAGGCGCTTGAGACGGTTGATCGGCTGAAACCCAATCAATATGGCAGCGCAGACAAGCTGCGCTGGTTGTCGGAACTGGACGGAGCGGTATACCGCGAGATCCTGACGCAGCATGAAATGGACGTCCCGGCGTTCGCGGGCTACACGCCGGAAGCGGATCTGGACGGAACGGTACTGCTGATCGCGTGGCCGTATGACGAAATTTACCGGTGGTATCTAGAGATGAAGATCGATGATGCCAACGGGGAGATGACGAAGTACAACAATTCCGCCGCCAAGTACAACATGTACTATCAGGCATACCAGAATGCATGCAACCGGGCGCATCTGCCGAAGAGCGAAGCGGCGTATATCAAGCTGTAGGGGGGATAGCGGGATGTTTTATCCAAAGCTGACGGAGCAGCGGCAGCAGACGCTGACCACCGAAGCGTTCCTCGGCTATGATCACAATCTGAAGCTTTCGGACGGGGAATTTTATGACATGGAGAATCTGACGTCGGACAGCTATCCGCTGCTTGCGCCGCGGGCGCGGCGGGGGACGGTGCAGGCGCTTTCTGGAGTGCAGGCAATCTGCGCGCGGGATGCGCTGTGCTGGGTGCAGAATCAGGTCTTGTACATCAATGGCGCTTCCATGGAGGCCTACATGCCGTCGGTGAACATCAAGGCGGGAGAAAAGCAGCTCGTGTCCATGGGCGCGTATCTGTGTATCTTCCCAGACGGAATTTACTTCAACACGGAGGATTATTCCGACAACGGGTACATGGGGCATGAGAATACGGTCGACGCGGCGGAAACGCCGATCAGCGTGTCGCTGTGTCTTGCAGACGGGCAGGCGCTGACACTGAGCTTCTCGCAGGCGGCGCAGCCGGAAAGCCCGTCGAACGGGCAGTATTGGCTGGACACGTCGGGGAGTCTGCACACCATCAAGCAGTGGGCCGAGGCCTCGGGGCAGTGGGTGTCCGTGCCGACGGTGTATGTGAAGCTGGCGGCGAACGGCATCGGCAAGGGCTTCAAACAGTATGACGGCATTGAGATCTCCGGGCTTTCCGGGAACGAGCAGCTCAAAAAGCTGAACGGCAGCCAGATCCTTTACGCTGTGGACGAAAGTTATATCGTGATCGTGGGGCTTGTTGATGAGACGGCGAAGGTCACGAGCGGGACGGTGAAGACGGCCCGGCGCGTGCCGAGCATGGACTTCATCACAGAATGCGGCAACCGGCTCTGGGGCTGCAAGTACGGCGTGGCGGACGGCGAGACGGTGAATGAGATCTACTGCTGCAAGCTGGGCGATTTTAAAAACTGGGCGTGCTATCAGGGCGTGGCGACGGATTCGTGGCGGGCAAGCTGCGGTACGGACGGGAAATGGACGGGCGCGGCGACGCTGGCCGACAGTCCGGTGTTTTTTAAGGAGGACTGCTTCCACCGGGTGTATCCGTCGGCGACGGGGGCGCATCAGGTGGTCGTGCAGAAATGCGCGGGTGTGCAGAACGGGTCAAGCAAGAGCCTCGTTGTAGTGGACGACCGGCTGTATTACAAGTCGCGCATGGGCGTGTGCGTGTATGACGGAAGTCTGCCGCAGGAGATCGGAAGCTGCTTCGGCACGGGGCTTTACTACAACGCCGTCGCGGGCGGCGTGCGTGGGAAGTACTTCATCAGCATGGAGGATGAGGCACATCACTGGACGTTGTTCGTCTACGACACGCGAAAGGGGCTGTGGCACAAGGAAGACAGCGTCCACGCGGAGGACTTCGCGCGGGTGGACGATGAACTTTATTTCCTCGAAAACGGAACGCTCAAAACCGTGTACGGCAGCGTCGGAACGCTGGAAGGAGCGGTCGAGTGGATGGCGGAGACGGGGATCATGACGTATGGGCTCGTCGGGAAAAAGTATGTCTCGCGCATCAATCTGCGGATGCAGCTGCTGAGGGGCTCCTCTGTGGATTTCTGGGTGCAGTATGATTCGGACGGCGTGTGGCGGCACTGCGGACATATCGAGGGCCGGGGGCTGCGTACCTTCCTGCTGCCGGTCCGGCCCGCAAGGTGTGACCATCTGAGATTCCGGCTGACGGGAAAGGGCGAGATGAAGCTGTTCAGCCTGGCGCGGGTGCTGGAAGGCGGAAGCGATGTATAACGCGTTCTGTAGGGGCCGATGCCCACATCGGCCCGGCAGAATGCACGTCCGAAACGAAAAACGCTGCGGCGAAATTGAAGGTTCCCAGTGGGCCGGTGTGGGCATCGGCCCCTACAACGTACGGAAGGAGGTGCAGAGGATATGGGAAGTTTAACGCTTGCATATCCGTCCATTGCGGGGAAGACGACGCAGGAGCAGCTGGAGAGCATGCGGCGGTATCTGTGTTCCGTGACAGAGCAGCTGAATCTGGCGGACTGGTCGGCGAAGGCGGCGCTGACGGAGATCGCACAGGTCATTGATGCGGACGGGCTTCCGGAGGAGGAAAAGAAGACCACGCTTTCCGGCTATGCGGCTTTAAAGTCCCTCATCATCAAGACGGCGGATTTCGCGGCGGCGAATTCGGAAACGTGGTCAGCAAAGCTGTCCGGCAGCTATGTGGCAATCTCGGATTTTGGAAAGTATCTTGAGAAGACGCAGCTGACGATCGAGGGAAACTCCGTCGGAATTAAACAGCTGTATGATTACACGGCAGGCGTGAACAATGCGTTTTCCGTGAATGCGCAGCAGTACATCAAGACGGGGCTGCTCTACTACAACGACGTGACGCCGGTGTATGGCGTGGGCGTGGGCAATATTGAAACGACCGTGACGGACAGCGGCGGAAAGATTGTGGACCGAACGAAAAACGAACTGCTGACCGTGACGCCGAAACGCATTTCCTTCTGGCAGGAGGGGATGGAGGTTGCGTATCTGTCGGAGAAGAAGCTGCATTTCCCGTCCGGAACACTGGAGGCGTACAACGCGAAGCTGACCGGGACGATCACGGCGGCGTCAGGCTCGGCCTTTGGGCCGTGGACGATTGCGGACGGGAGCATCTACCGCGTGGAAAACGCGTTCGGCAGCAGCGCGGGTATGTATTTCGGGACGGGCGGCCTCTCCGTATCAGACCGGTTTCAGGTGGACGCGAACGGATATCTGACGTGCTCCGGCGCGACGATCTCCGGCGCGATCAGGGCCACGAGCCTGAATGTGACGGGCGCAAGCATCACGGGGCTTACGGTCGATGCGGCAAACGTCACTGGCAATTTGTCTGCTTCGCGTATCAACGGCGGCATTCTGGATTTCAACAACTTTTCGGTCAATCACCTGTCGGCAAACGACATTACAACGGGGCTTTTATCGGCGGACTATATCAAGCTGGGCGGCGATATGGCGGTATACGATGCGCTGAACAGCGGTACTGTCGGCGGATGGCTCGGCTATACGACGGGCACCTACGGCGGCGCGGGGATCCATATGCAGAGCGGACTCGGCGAGGTCGTGGCGACGACGAGCGGCGCAAAGCTTTGCTATGGTGGCAATACGCTGTCCGTCACGGAGGGCGGCGCGCAGACGAACTGCCGAACGGCGGTGGGCGGCGATCTGGTCGTAAGCGGCAGCGCGGCTCCGGCGTATGACGGCGCGGGATCACTCGGGTTTTCTGATTACCGGTGGTCGGTCGTGTATGCGCAGACGGGCACGATCACCACATCTGATCGGGAGAAGAAAACGGAAATTTCGTATGAGTTGGAACGCTATGATGCGCTGTTTGAGAAGCTGCGTCCGGCAAGCTACCGGCTGAAAAACGGTGCGTCCGGCAGGACGCACACAGGTCTTGTTGCGCAGGATGTGGAGCAGGCGCTCCGGGACAGCGGTCTGACGGGGCAGGACTTTGCGGCCTTTGTGAAAACGCCGCGAAAGGACGGCAGTGCAGATTACGGCCTGCGCTATGAGGAGTTGATCACCCTGTGCATCCGGCAGATCCAGAGGCTGCAGACAAGGGTGAGGAAATTGGAGGAAACGGCATGAGTAAGCTTTCAAATGCGATTGGCGCGCTGCGTGCTGGGCTTGTGGAGGCGGTCAACGCCTCCGGGCTTCCGCCGTGCGTCGTCGGGATGGTGCTCGATCAGGTGCGCACGCAGGTGCGGCTGCTCGAAGCGCAGGAGGACGCGGAAGCAGAGGAGAAAAAGGAGGAAGACAATGGCGCTTTACAGAGTGCAGGGTAACGGAAAGGCTCCGGTGGGCTTGCAGGTGGGCGACGAGGTTGTGACGGGCGGCGGCACATACCGCATTCTTGGCGTAAATGCCGACGGCAGCTACCGCAGTTCGCTCAGCAACAAGTATCAGACGATCTATAACTATCGCGGCAGCTACGGAACGGCTCCGGCCGGTCAGACGGACACAGTGCAGGTCAGAACGCCCGGCTATACGCCGTCCGGCGCGGCAAGCGAGGCAAAGGCGGCGCTGGATCGGGTGCTGGCGGAAAAGCCCGGAAGCTATACGTCCCGGTGGGACAAGGAACTTGACACGCTTTATGACCAGATTGCGAACCGGAAGGCATTTTCCTACGATCTGGGTTCGGATCCGCTGTACCGGCAGTACCGTGAGCAATATCAGAGCGCGGGACGGCTGGCAATGGAGAACACAATGGGGGCGGCGGCAGCGCTCACGGGCGGCTATGGCTCAAGCTACAGCCAGCAGGCGGGGCAGCAGTCGTATAACGCGTATCTGCAGAAACTCAACGAGGTCGTGCCGGATCTCTATGCGCAGGCGCGCAGCCAGTATGACCGCGAGGGGGCGGCGCTTTCTGAGCGCTATGCGCTGATCAGCAGCCGCGAGAAGAGCGACTATGACCGCTATCGTGATCAGGTGACGGATTATTACGCTGCGCTGTCCGACGCGCGCAGTGCGTACCAGAGCGAGGCGCAGCGCGGCGAAACTCTGGCGCTGCAGTACGCGAAGCTGGCGAACGACAATTACTGGAACGAGCTGAACTATCGCTCCGACCGGGAGGACGCGGCAAACGCGCAGTACTGGAAGCAGCTTGCCTATGCGGACAAGCAGGCTGCGGCGGCGGAAAAGGCGGCGCAGGCCCGGCAGAAGGCGGCGCAGACGGGCAAGACGAAGGACAAGCAGACAAAACGTTCATCCTCCCTTGCCAGAGGCAGAGGCGAAAAGCGCAGCAGAACAGCGCCCGGCACGGCGCGCCGCGACGAGATCAACTGAAAAAGCCAGGGGGAGGAGAGCAGATGACAAAGCTTCCGGGTGCAAAGCCAAGCCCACGCATTGCGGGCGGCGTGCTGCGCTGGTACGCAGGCGACACGTTTTCCGTGACGCTGGCGCTGGAACTGCGCGATCAGGACGGCGAGACGGTTTCTGTCGGCGCGTCCGACAGTCTCACGGTCAGCTTCTTTGATGCGTCGCACACGCCGGTGCATACGTTTCAGTTTGACCGCGTGACGGGAGGGCAGGCAACGCTGACGTTCGACGATACGGTCAGTGCAAAATTTCCAAGGGGTGCGTATTTTTATGACATTTTATATACGCACGGCGACAAAACAACGCTTGCGCGGGACAACCGCGCGGCGGCAGAGTGAGGTGCGGATATGCGGGTAGAGATTCCGAATGCGATCACAGTGACCATTGGCGGCCTGATCTCCAGAGGCGTGAGAGCGGTTGCAGTCACGGAAGGGGGGAGGCTCGTCTTCACGCTGACGGATGGCAGCACTGTTGACCTTGGCAGCGTCGTGGGGCCGCAGGGTCCGAGAGGCGAGACAGGCGCAGAGGGGCCGAAGGGCGAGACAGGTGCACAGGGCCCAAAGGGTGATACCGGTGCGCAGGGCCCGAAGGGCGAAGCCGGCGAACGCGGCCCGAAGGGCGAAACTGGTGCACAGGGACCCAAAGGCGATACGGGTGAGCAGGGGCCAAAGGGCGAGACAGGTGCACAGGGCCCGAAGGGCGAAACCGGCGAACGCGGCCCGAAAGGTGAGACGGGCGCACAAGGCCCAAAGGGCGATACGGGCGCGGGCTTTCTGGTGAAGGGATATTACGCGACGGCCTCCGTGCTGGAGGCGTCCGTGCAGAATCCAATGGCAGGCGATGCCTACGGCGTCGGGGCATCGGAGCCGTATGACATTTATATTTTTGACGGCGCAACAGAAAGCTGGATCAACAACGGGCCGCTTCAGGGCGCGCGAGGTGAAAAAGGCGACAAGGGAGAGCCCGGCGAGGCCGGGACTCCGGGACGGGACGGTGCGGATGGTACAGACGGTCAGAATGGCGAACCGGGGCAGAACGGCGCGACCTTTACGCCCTCCGTATCCACAGACGGCGTTCTCAGCTGGACGAACGACGGCGGAAAGGAAAATCCGGCAAGCGTGAATGTCAAAGGCCCGGCAGGAGCACCTGGGAAAGACGGCTCCGCCGGTGCGCCCGGCGCAGACGGCGAACCGGGGCAGGACGGCACGACCTTTACACCATCTGTATCCGCAGACGGCATTCTCAGCTGGACGAATGACGGCGGGAAGGAAAATCCGGCCAGTGTGAATCTCAAGGGGCCTGCAGGGGAAGCGGGACCAGGCTCGGAGTTGTTCTATGTCGGCTGCGGTATTCATGCCGAGGATACTTATGATCAAAGTGTCACGCACACCAAGACATATGACGAAATCCTTGCAGCTTATAAGGCTGGGAAAGCGTGTTATGCAAGAGTGAAACTCTTTGGGGCATACAATACGAACCTCCTGCTTCTTCCGCTTGCGGAAGTGGATGAAGCGTTTGGGTATGTCAATTTTGCATTGACAAAGATGACGCAGGGCGATACGTCGGAAGAACTGATGATTTATTACGTCCATATTGACTCGGATGGCAATGCAGAAGGCTACTGGGGTACACGGTATACGCTATCCGGCAGCGAGAAATTCCTGCCGAGCGTCACAGCGGCCGATAATGGGAAGTTTATGTGCGTTGCGAACGGGGCGTGGAGCGCCGTCACGGTGCCGGATGCGGAAGGAGGGTCTTACTGATGTCACGATGTATGACGGACACGGATAATCTGACTGCAGTTGCCGACGCGATCCGCACCAAAGGCGGCACATCCGCGCAGCTGGTCTATCCGGCAGGGTTCGTTTCCGCGATTCAGGCAATTCAGACCGGCGTCACGCCGAAGTTGGTCGTGACCACCTCTGCGGGGGCGGCTGTCACAGCGATAAAAGGCTCAAAAACAGTCAGCGGAACTGCCGGAACAGACGGAACATGCACGCTGGAAATCCCGGAGGCGGGAGAATGGAGCGTAACGTCAACAGCAAACGGACTGAGCGACACGCAGAGCATCGTGATCGGAACGCAGAGCATGTCGCTGTTTTCGGTCGATCCGGTTTTTGCAAACAACTCCTGGGCAGGAGTTGTAACGGCCTGTCGCAGAGGAACCGTGCCCTCCACATGGGTCGTAGGCGACAGCATGCCCATGACGATCGGTGGTACAGACTATCAAGTTGATATCATCGGAAAGAGTCATGACGACTATTACGACGGCTCAGGCAAGGCTCCGCTGACGTTCCAGTTACATGACTGCTACGGTACGGGGTACGGCATGAATGACACAGAAACGGTCGTAGGTGGCTGGAAGAACAGTAAAATGCGCACAGAGTATCTGCCGTCCATTCTGGCGCTTATGCCGAAAAGCGTTAAAAACGGTGTCCGGGAGGTCAGCAAAAAGAACGCAGCAACATCATCTTCTATTGTAACCTCGGCGGATAAACTGTTTCTGCTCTCGGAAATTGAGATTTTCGGCAGCCGGACGATTTCCGCTGCGGGCGAAGGAACGCAGTACAGCTATTATACGTCCGGCGGAAGCACAAAGAAGGCGATGAACGGCGCTGCCGCGACGTGGTGGCAGCGGTCACAGAACTTTGCAGGCGCAGGCGGCTTCGGCTTTGTCGGACAGCAGGGCGGCACAAACGGCGGCGATATTACAAATCTGTACGGCGTGAGTTTCGCATTCTGCTTTTAAGGAGGAGATCGTATTATTTATAAAACAAACAGAAGGGAGAAAACCAATGACAACAGAAGAGCGCGTGACCGAGGTGGAGCAGCGGGCGAAAAGCAACTCGCACCGCATTGACGAAATGCAGTCCGACCTCAAAAACCTCACAGAACTCACAGCCAGCGTCAAGGTGCTGGCGACCAAGCAGGAGAACGTCGAATCCGACGTCCGGGAGATCAAGACCGACGTTAAGGCCCTGACGGAGAAGCCCGGCAAACGCTGGGACGCCATCGTCGCGGCGGTCGTGACGGCCATTGTCGCGGGCCTCGTCGGCTGGGCGCTGGCCCATGCGGGACTGGGATGATATGAGCACAAAAGGAAAGTGGAGCAAGGGCGAAATGTCGCGCACGATCGTCGTGTACTGCATCAAGGCCCTAACGCTGACGCTGATCTGGGCCGTCGCGCTGGAGACAATCGCCGTGCTGTTTTCGCTCGAAATCGATCTGACCGCCGTGCTCACCTTCGCCGCTGCGGCCTTTGGCGGGGAGCTCCTGCTGCTGGCCTTCAAACGCGTATTCGCAAAGAAAAATGAACCTGTAGAATGAAAGGGGTACATACAAAATGACAGAAAA